GATGAATTTATTTTTTGATTTATTTGTGGAAACTCAACCCGTAATAAATTTTTCAAAAACTCGTAAATAGAATATAATACATATTCTTCGCACATTCCGACAATTAGAATACTTCCTGTGCGGAATATCATAAAACTAACCTCAATAATATCCTTTTTATCAATTATGTTTTTGTCTGAAATTTGACAGCCTGTTTGATTTTCCAGTTTTGGGTTATAGTAAAATTTACTCTGAATACCGGGATATGAACATGGGTCATAAATGCATTGAATATTGTATTTGTATTTCAAAATATCATACAATATTTCACGATTTATAAAGAACCCGCAATTGAAATTAGAATTAATTAATACAGTGTCACTTTTTTGATTATAATTTATTGGTTCTGGTATTAATGGCTGCAACGTACTTATAATATTATTAAGAACTTCTAGGAAAATATCATCATTTTGAATGCCCGGGATTTCTAGTTTCCCGGTATTAAACACTTTAATATGGAACTCCTTGAATAAGCCTTTAATGCGTATTCGCAATATCATGACAAAACAATTATAAAATGCACTCTTTCTTTTGCAACGATAACTCATAATATCTTTTTTTGAGATACCTATGCTAATCTTGCGAATATCCTTGTATTTTATTCTGCCGTTCGGATTATTGATACTTGTCATAATTTGCTGATCTACGTATAATTCAGATGAAACAAATTTTTGTATTTCTTCCACCTCTTCTGGAATATTTGAATTAAATTTCATTTGTTTCTTGATAACGCCGTTTTGCGGCGTAGAATATAGCATAACCGGAATTTTCCAGAACACTGATTTTAAATCTATTGCCTTGTCTAAATACGCAATTTTTGATTTTGTAGAAATATATATTTCCCCCGCTTTAGGAATTTCTACATTATTTTCGGATGGTATCTCGGAAGAACTATTATAAAATGCCGCTTCTTCACTTTCATCATCAGATATTTCCTGTGTAGTTGATATGAAGGATGCCCATTCATCATCAATTGATTTAGTAGCCATTATAGTTATAGGTGGATTAACTTTAAACGTCTTTAAATTATTTACTTCAATTATTTTCTAATATAATATAAATGAGTTCTGCCGTTGCACGCGTTAGTTGTTCAAGTGTTAGGTCTGCTACAATGCCAATTGCAATTATTAAAAACAAAAAAATAACGGAGAATTTATACAAAGAACATGAGCCAAAAGTATTTTATGGTTTGACGCAGGGATTTCTAGGCCCAAGTAGTTTTTCTCCTCCAAATAATTTTATTGTGAAGTTGAAACAGCGAATGGATGTTTATGAAGAATCAACTAATGCGAATTCAGGTGTTATAAAAGAATAAAGACGCGAGATAGAGTAATTAATATAATGTGTATTTTTGCACTCTTGGTAATGCATAATATTTTCCACAAACTTTAAAAACTCCGGCGATACGATTTGTTTTTTATTACGAATAATATAATTCATAAAATTTTTGATTATATTTTTTTTATCAATATTATATTTGCTGCTTATTTCTTGTAAATCGGCCGAAACTTTTTTTAGACTATGTTTTTCTTGTATCATATTAAACACGTTGAACCAAACAGAATCATCTATAATATGAAATTCCGTTTCTATAATGTTTTGATTTGATTGCATGAAATTAATCATACTTCGTATATCTGATTTATATAGGCTTTGAATAAGTTGAATAGATTTATTTGTTATATTCAATTTTTCACTGACCGCGATTTTTGATAGAAAATCAATAATATCCGTTTCAGGCAATTGATTAAAACGCAAACGTAAAAATTCATTTTGCAGCCCTTCATCAATTTTACTGATATAATTGCAAATTAGACAGAAACGAATAGAATCGGAAGAATTTTGTAGTAGATACCGCAGTGCTTGTTGCGCATTTTTTGTCATATAATCTACCTCATCTAATATAATAAATTTCATACCATCGTGGAATAAAGATTTAGAATTCACAAATTGGTTTATTTGGTTACGGATAATATCAATACCACGCTCGTCGGATGCATTTAAATGAATCATTAAACTTTTATTTTTCTGGTTCATTTTTTCTTGATAGGCATTCACTAGATTGATAATTGTTGTTGTCTTACCTGTACCGGGAGGTCCATAAAGTAATAGATTCGGAAAATACGCGGTATCTATAATATTTTGGCAAATTTGTTTATTTAACGGGTCTAATACAACGGAACTTAAAAGAGTTGGCCGGTAAGCTTCTACCCATGGAATACTACTCATTTTACAAATATTATATTTTATTTCAAATAGTATTTAACTTATAACCGATATTATAATTTAATTTCTTCAAATTTCTTCAAATTTATAAAAAATTATTATATATTGTAAAATAATTGAAAGAATAATCATCCAGTATAATAATGGAAATACCTCTACAAATTAGTAAAATGATGTCTAAAAGCGCATATTTGGAAATTTTTCTTGGTTCTATGTTTTCAGGTAAAACATCCAAGCTTTTAGAATTATTTAAGCAGTATAAATTTTGTAATATTCCGATTTCCGTGATAAATCATTCCGCCGATACAAGATATCATGAAACGATGTTATCTAGTCACGATAAAATCATGATACCATGCATTCATACAAATAAATTGATGGAATTGTGGGAACCTGATGTAAATAATTTAGACCCAGAAAAAATGAAAAATTATATAAATCTAAGAAACGCGGATGTAATATTAATAAATGAAGCGCAGTTTTTTGAAGACCTGATTCCATGTGTCCAAAGTATGTTAAAAGAAAATAAAACAATATATATATCTGGATTAGATGGCGATTTTGAACGTAAAAAATTTGGCAGTATAATTGACCTAATACCGTTATGTGACAAAGTGACAAAACTAAGTTCATTATGTAATTTATGCAAAAATGGCAGCCCTGGAATATTCTCTCTTCGTTTGACAAAGGAAAAACAACAAATGTTGATTGGTACTGATAATTATATACCAGTATGCAGGGCTTGCTATGATACAAATTGTTAGACCCAAAATTATTTTTGAAAAAGTTAAAGTATTTAACAAAACAATTTAAATCAATAATAGTGTAAATTACATATAATACATTAAAAAATGGATTCAAATGAAATAATTGTAGAAGATAAAGTTGTTACCAAGCCAAAGAGAGGACGCCGTTCAAAGAAGGAAATGGAACAGGCGGCATTAGCAGCTGCACAAGTTTTAAAAAATGAACCATGCAATACCTTACAAAATGTGGTACAAAATGATGCGGATACAACGAATAATATTAAATTGAATATTATAAATGATAAAACAGATGAAAACGAAATAGATGTAGAAGTAGAACAAAATGTAGTAGGAGAAGAAAATACAGTTTTAAAAGCGACTGCTAGAAAACGTGGTAGAAAACCCAAGGGTGGCAAAATTGTACTACTTTCAAGCGCGGTCCAGGCACAAGTGGAAGCGCGACCAAATGTAATTTTACACTTAAAATGTTCTACTAAAGATCTATTAAGTACTGGTTACCACGATTCTAATTTTTCTACATCAAATATAGAGTCTTTTCATTTTCATAAAAATGAATTATCATATGAAATTATTGCATCCAATATAAATAATATGTCAATGGATGAACCTGCTGAAGAGGTAAATGAAACGGCAGACAATTATATAATGGAAAAGGCAAATCCGGTTTATTGTTCAGAAGTAAGTGATACGAGAGATGTATGGAAGAAATTAAAGGTGTTAGAGCAGAATTTGCATATGAATAATATTTCAGATAAAAAATCGGCGTGTTTTTGGTGCGCACATGATTTTGATAATCCGCCGATTTATATTCCGAAACATTTTATCAAGGATTCATATCATGTTTATGGTTGTTTTTGCACACCAGAGTGTGCCGTCGCACATTTAATGGAGGAAAATATAGATAGTTCTATCAAATTTGAGAGATATCATTTGATTAATCACATTTATGCAAAGATTTATGAATATAAGAAAAATATTAAACCTGCCCCGAATCCACATTATATGTTGGAAAAGTTTTATGGAAATTTGACGATTCAAGAGTACCGAGCTTTGTTAAATAGCGAACGTCTATTTTTAATTGTGGATAAGCCTCTTACGCGCATTTTACCCGAGTTTCACGAAGATAATGATGATTTCATTATTAATAATAAAATTATACCTTCTAATAACTATCAAGTGAAAAAGAAGAATGGATTGCAACAAAAGAAAGTGCAAACAAAAAATACGATTATGAGCGAAAAGTTTGGTTTCAATACAGCATCATCATATAATTAATTTTTTATCTTCAAAAGAAAATAAAAAATAAATAGAAAAAATAAAAAAATAGAAAAAATAGAAAAAATAGAAAAAATAGAAAAAATAAAATAGAAAAATATAAATATTTATTCCTCTGCATTTTTCAATTCATGTATAATTTTTTCGGATTGTTTTTGATTATACTCGCGTATAGAATCATTCATTTTATAACGTAACTGGCGGTAAATTTCTTGATTGATTGATTTGACGGCCGGTGCTTTTTTTTCAGTGATTCCCATGAACAATTTTATTACACGAATATGGTCACCATTGTATTCAGCTAATTTTTCACGAGCCATTAATTCATTATAATCAGTTTGTCGTATGATTATACTGATTTTTTCTAGCGTTGCTTCTTTATCTTCGAATTCCATTATTATATAAAAACACACATAAATAATTTTTAAACCATATTAAATAGAATTATCTATATTTAATTAATCTGATGACAACGATTGAAAAATATATAGAACCATTTATGGAAGAGATGAAATCTGGTGTGGTAAAATTAGTTTATGATATTCATTCTACTCGCCTGCAGAATGAATTAGAAAAATGTAAAGCAGATATGGAGCGATATAAAAAAGAATTGGAACAATTAAAAAATGAATATCAAAATTATATTCCTTCGGATAGCGATGACGGAGTTCATATGAACTCCGGCTTTGGTTCGCTCCAAAAGGAGAATATTCAATTGAATATTGAGGAAAAAGAACAAATGGATGTAGATGATGGATTTACATGTGAAAATATTGCAAATCCTGAAATTAAGATAGTTACATATAAAATAGTAGAGACGGAAGAGGAAAAAGAAGAGGAGGAAGAAGAAGAAGAGGAAGAAGAAGAGGAAGAAGAGGACGAAGAAGACGAAGAAGACGAAGAAGACGAAGAAGACGAAGAAGATGAAGAAGATGAAGACGAAGAAGAGGATAAAACGTCAGTAAAAGAAGAAGAAGAAGAAGAAGAAGAAGAAGAAGAAGAAGAAGAAGAGGAAAAAACGCCAGTAAAAGAAGAAGTTAAGCCAGAGAAAAAGGCAGAAGAATTAGAAGAGGAAGAAGATGAAGAGGAAGAGGAAGAAGAGGAAGTATTTGAAATAGAAATAGACGATATAACGTATTATGCATCAAATGAAGAAAATGGTCCCATTTATAAGGTAGATGAAAATGGCGATCCTGGTAATAAAATTGGATATCTAAAAGAAGGTGAGCCTTTTTTTTATTAATATATATAAATAACAAATGAATTTATGCGCCCCGGCATTAATTTACGTTATATTCTCATTGACCCAAATAATAATTGATTCTTTAAAAGGATTATACAATACTGCGTTTTTTAAAACGATTATAATGTGTTTAGTTACGTTTTTGTTAAATGCTTTGTGCCAACAAGGTTTAGGCATAATTTCATGGATCATTGTATTTATTCCATTTATTTTTATGACCGTAATTGTTACCATGTTATTATATATATTTGGTCTAGATGCTGCAACCGGAACAATTAATTATAAATGTGACAATTGTGATAATGAAAAAGATACGAAACCAATAATACAACCAATAATTAGTCCAATGTTTCAAACGGCATATGAAACATCTACGACAAAAACATTTTCAATATAAATTTTATATAACAAGAATAAGTTTAAAATAAACTATTTAAAAATTTATTTTAAACAATATTATATATTGAAGTACAATGACATTATTTAATATATTCATGTGTTCTGCAACAGTTTATTTGGGCGCAAAATATTGTAAAATAGACATAGATGGGTTTATAATGCAGCAAATTTATAATATTATATTTTTCGCAAGCTATATGCAGATAATAATTAAAAATAACAAATTGTTCCAATTTATTGAAAACAAAATAGAGTGTATCAACAATTTTATTGAGGATGAAATTGAAGTTATTATGTTTAATAGACCCGTTTATACAATGAAAATGGATCAATTAATAAAAAAACCACCAACATATTTTGATTTAATCATTTATTCGGTTGAAGATGAATATACGGATGGAAAAACGAGAAAGGACAAAGTGATATTATATGATATTCCGAGTGAAAAAATAGAATATAAAAAATGCAATTATAGATTTATACAGGTTTCATTAATTCTGAAGTATAATGATGAAGAAAACATTTATAAAGTAGAATTATCTAATACAAACTATAATTATTATATAGCAAATAATAAATTGGATTCAAAATTTATAGGGTATTATTTGAAGAAACATTGTAATATATTTTTTGATATGGATGAACATGAAAATATAAATTATAAAATATCTATTATGGATCATGATATAAATCAAATTGTAATTACCGAAAAGGATGAACTTATATTTGGTGAGAATGATTATAAGATAATAAAAGTGGAATTACCAATTTGCAACACCAAAGAAAAAGAAGATGAAAAAGAAAAGGAAGAGGAAGATGAAGAAAAAGAAGAGGAAGAGGAAGAAGAAAAGGAAGAGGAAGAAGAAAAGGAAGAGGAAGAAGAGGAAGAGGAAGAAAAAGAAAAAGAAAAAAAAGACTCTGACTACGTAGATGTAGCAAAGGATACTGGTGAAAAAGATATGTCTCTAATAAAAAATTTAAAAATGTTTTGGAAGAATAATTTCTAGAATAGTTATAAATGAGTACAATATAAAAACAATATAAAAAAATTGAACATATATATGTATAATGGTAACTCTGCAACCTACAATGGCAACAGATACAATCCAACAAGAGTTTCACTATTTAGCAGATAAATGGACCATGTGGGCCCATTTACCGCATGATACAGATTGGAGTATAACTAGTTATAAGAAAATTTATACAATTGATACAGTTGAAGGAGCTATTGCAATCGGAGAAACAATGCCAGAGGTGCTTGTTAAAAATTGCATGTTGTTCTTGATGCGCGACGGTATTAAACCAATCTGGGAAGATCCAAAGAATAGGCAAGGCGGATGTTTTTCATACAAGATCTCAAACAAAAATGTGTTTGAGGTTTGGAAAGATCTATGCTATATTCTGACAGGTAATTCTATTAGTACTCAATCCTCGTTTGTTGCCAATGTAACCGGAATTACCATTTCACCTAAAAAAAATTTCTGTATTATTAAAATTTGGATGTCTAATTGCGCCAATCAAAATCCCGCCATTGTCACGAATGATGTAAAAGGACTTACTTCACAAGGATGTTTATTTAAAAGGCATGTTCCGGAGTATTAAATTTTTATAATTAAAATTAAAAATAAAAATTATAAAAATATATTTATATTTATATGACTGATATATATAAAGATAACAATTTATTAAAAAATTCTTTTCAAATAACATATGTATTATTATTGACAACTGCAACAATTACATTTATTGAGGCTCTTCGTACAAATAATGTATTAGTTAGACATATTTTAAACCTTGAAACATGTATATCTCTCGTTGCATGTTATTTTTATTCTATTTTTATCGTTAAAGTTGCTGATTATAATCCCGATTCATTTGATTGGAACGAAATAACAAAAATTCGTTATATTGATTGGTCAATAACGACACCTATTATGTTATTAGTTTTATGTCTTTTTCTTTCAATGAATACAACAAAGTCTGTAAATTTATTTAAATATTTAATTATTGTGATTTTAAATTACACAATGCTTTATTTAGGATATATTGGAGAGATTGGTATAATGAGCCGCATAGTATCATTTTTTTTAGGATTTATAGCTTTTTTTGCACTATTTTATTTTATTTTTATAAATTATCTTAAAAATTCAAAATCTAAATCCAATTATGTTATGTTTATATTTTATATAGTTGTATGGTCTATGTATGGTATTGTTTTCTTATTACCCGAAGAAACTAAAAATACTCTTACAAATTTTTTGGATTTGATAGCAAAATGTT